TCTCCTTCTCAGGACTGACAGGGAGGGTATCACCTGCCAGTCCATTGGAAAGGAAACATATACCAGTCACCACTTGATCAGTAACCCTTCAGTCCCACAGAGCAATTCCTGAAGGTAATCTGGAGCCGTCTATGACTGGCGCAGCGCAGACGGTAGTGTTTGTGCGTGATTGTCTTCCTGATGGCCAGGACCGTTATGAGCGGCCTGACCACCACAAACATAGAGGTGAAATTATGCCCCCGGCCACCACGTTCATTATCTGCCTATGGCCGGCAAGGATTCAGGCAGTTGTGTTCCTTTCTCTTCCTGTTGCTTTATTACTCTGGCCATCCAGGTATCCCAGGACGATCCCCATCACGGTCTTATCAGCATGATACTTATTTCCCAGCGCATCCGCCCACTTGACCAGTGTTGACCAGTAGTGGTCGTTGTCATCTTCCGGAATCTCATAGCTGGCCTTGACCATGTTCCAGAAGTCCGCCATAAACGCAGACATGACCTTTTTGTGGTCCTCAGTTATCTTCCACTGTTCCATAATTACCTCGGTATCTCAAAAGGCAGTTCTTCATCTGGCAGCAGATCCGGTTCGCCTTTAATGAATCCGTCAGGGTCCATCGTTTCATCTATCCGGATTACATAACATCTCTTGCGTCCGCTGCGGAGCTGGACCATCTTCTGGTTCCTGCCAGGATCACAGCTTAATCTGTCAGTGACCTTTAGCCATTCGATAAATTGGGATTTATTAAAATTGTGTAAATCCGCAATTTTTTCAAGAGCTGTCGGCACAACGGCCACATAAAACTCGGACACCCTTTTTCCCCAGCAGTCACCATATCCATCGAAATCGCTGCCATTGTCAAACCGGGACTGGTTCATGTAGTAAGCATCGACAAAGTGCTTATAAGCTCTCTCCATCTCCGAGACTTGCTTACGACTCTTGACGGCCTTCATGCAGTAATCCATGTCCAGCCTGATCCCATCCTGAAAAATATATTTCTCTGTCAGGAAGTCCGCAGTCAGCATCACAGCCAGTGGTGTTATCTGCTTATCCTCACGCTCATCCCCCATTCGATCAGCGTAGTCCTTAATCATGTCCCTGTACTTTGTGGTAATCTTCCTGACAGTATCGACACCGACTTCCTGGATAATCTTGACGAAGGTATGGCCGGCAAATCCGAAGTTCTCTGACAGGACCGTTACAACATGGTTCCCGTCTTGATAGATATCCCCAGGTTCCACTTCAAAGTCCAGTATCCGGTTCATGGCTCCGCCTCTCATACTGTCATCTGACAGTGGCCGTTCCATGTTTGTAATGATGGAATTGCCCCAAGTCGGCACATACCGGATCTCGCCGTTCCTACTCAGCCGGCCCTTTCCCCTTCCTGAACACAGACCATATATCAGGTCCATCAGTCCGCCTCGGTTATCACTCCGGAGCTTGGACATGTCATCTACCATCAAAGGCAGGTGATTCAGTGTATCCAGCTTCATTTCCAGCGCATTGATTGTACTGTTTGACTCTGATATGTATCCGCCTTCAGAAGGATTGGCCCAGACACTTGATGCCAGCATCAGCGTCACGGTCTTTCCGGAGCCGGTCGTGCCATACATATTCGTGATAAACGGCAGGACCTTCAGCGGATATATCAGCACACTCCCGAAGGATGCAGCCAAACATATCAGCGGTTCCTTCCTGCCTGATGACCGGATCTGTCTTGTCAGGTCCAGCCAGGTATCGTAATCTCCTTCCTCATGTATTGATTCAGTCAGGGACTTGATGCTGTTTGCACTGTCAAAAAACACTTCATCTGTATATGGTATGAAGTCCTCTCCGGCCCAGCCAAACTTAGAAGATGACACCCTTGTCTCGATATTGTTCAGGGCCTCAAAGTCTGACAGGTATTTGATGAGATTGCTGGCCGTTTCCGTAGTCACTGGAAAACCATATCTGGACAGCTCCACGATCTTGGTGGAAGAACTGATAACACTCCGGAGAGCGGTCAGTGTTCTGACAGTATTCCTTTTCTTCCAGGCCAGTTCCAGCTTCTCATCTCCGGTATTCCGGTCAGTCAGGATCTTCCGGATAATCACCGGATAGTAGCCGGCCACTGAGAATGACTTCCCATTCTGACAGACAATGCCGTTATCCGTAACCTTCCATGGTCCTGTGGCGAAGCTCACGATGTCATCCTCATAAAATGAATCGTAAGTATTCGACACAATCTGCATCGGATTACTGGCAGCCTGCTCTTCCTGACGCTTCCTCTCTTCCCGGATCATCTGTTTGTGTGCCTTTACCAGCGCATCAAACTGTCCTTTGCATCCGTATCCCTTAGCAATTAATTGATACTTCCCTATGTTCTCCTGTCTAACTGTGGGGTCTTCCTCAAGAAATAAGTCACTGACAAAATCAGCAGACAGGAGTTCTTCTTTCGTGATAGTTTCGCTCATTTCCTTTCCCCAATAACATCAAGATATGTCTCAAGATTCTGGTCCGCCTCCTGCTGCATACTTTGTATCCTGTTCTGCAAGGCACACCATTCGTCTGACAGCGGTTCCAGTTCTTCCAGCCTTCTCTTTGCATTCAGCAGTTCATCGGATGCCTTGACGGTTCCATGCAGCGCATCATCCAATCGCTTCTGGTATCTCTTCTGCTCACGTTTCCGCTTGGCAATCCTGGTGATGGCAGCATCTGACAGTGGGCCAGACTCGCCACCCAGGATTTTATATGCCTCCTTGAATGAGCAGTTCTCCATCCGCTGCACGAAGCTGAAGATGTCTCCATGCGTATGGCATCCGAAGCAGTAGAAGTTATCACTGTATACCTTCAAAGACGCAGTGTGATCTCCGGAGTGGAACGGACAGTGAATGAATCCTGCTCTGTCAGGTCGGAATCCGTATCTCTCAACAATATCTCTCATACTGTATTGCTGTTTCAGGTCCTCAAGGTTCATCTGTCAGAATCTCCACTATCCGTCTACCGGTCTGTCGCTTATCGCAGAACTCGAACCGGACTCCGTACTTCTCTTGCATCGTGTTCAGGATCTTGAACAGTCGCTGGCCGCTGATTGCTCCTGGACTGTGCTGCCTCCGTGGATTCACCCAGAAGTACACATCCTCCAGGGACTTGATGCCTCCGCCATGCTCACACAGAATGATGATTTTTATACCGGCATCCTGCGCTCGTATAAGCTCTGCCCGGAACCGCTCATGCTGCTGACACACGTTGCCTGCCAGTTCTTGCAGGTCCTTCTTTCGGTCGACTACCAGCCTCGGATTATCCAGAGACTGATAGTCACCCACATAGAGTTTCGACCGGAAGTGCTTCACACCCAGGGAGTCAAGCTGCCCCTCAATCCGCTCGACCTGGCCAGCGTGTTCACGTGTATCGACCTGAATCGTAACCATCAGTTAAAAGGAAGATCGCCCAGGTCATCCGGGATGTTCACAAAGCCTGCATCACCGGCAATGGGTGCAGCAGTATTGTCAGCACCGGCCAGTTCCTTCTTTTTGTTCTCTGACAGCAGCTTCTCCATCGGGACCTCGCAAGCCTCAACCTTGTTGTCAGAGATGAACCAGCGCAGTTCAGTCTTGACGGTCTCACGGCCCTGGTACACGTCATGAACCACACCAAAAGCTCCGCCGATTTTCTTATTCTTGAACTGGTTTGCCCAGGCAGCAGAATCTTCGACCCAGTTGATTTTCACACCGTTGCTCTGTTCGAAGCAGGTGCAGAACGTCTTATACTGCCTGGAAGTCTTGGACGGATCCTGGAAGTCTTGCACCATGATGTACTGGCTGCCTCTGAACGGCCACTTCTTATCCGCCCTGTCATCATTCTTAAATTCCTTCATCAGAAGGCCGGCCTGCTTGTCTGACTGGTCAAAGTCAAACAGGACCACGATCATCGGCTGATTCTTGCTGCTGACTGTCTCATTCACCTGCTTGATAATCAGGTGATGTCCGCCAGGAGTGATCGGTTCCTTGGTGTTGCCCATAATTGTTGCTTCATCGTAGCCATTAGGTTTCTGCATTCTTCTTTACCTCCTCGGTAGTGACGGGAATCTCATAAAATTCCCTGATTGATTTTTCCACCAGAGCAAGATCGTTATCGATTCGCTCGGATTCAAACATTCCCATAGGACTCTTGCTGACTGCCATATCTTCACTCTGAGTGATAAAGGCATATCCTTGTGAGTCCTTGACAGCTCTCAGGACGATGGTAAACATCCCCTCAATTGTTACCTTCTCGTCCAGGAGCTTTCCGATGGTCTTCGGTCTGATGTTTCCGAAGTCATCCTGCTGCTCATGCATCATCACGTATACGATCTTGTCCGGAGGGAGCTTGTTTATGATGAACATGATCAGGTTCCAATAGTTGTCGGCCATCTGGTTGTAGAACTGGAACTGTGCATTGCCGGCTCCAATATTGCTATGGCATCTCATAAATGTATTTGTGATAAGATATCCTGCATCGTCTATCACAATGTTGTGCGCCTTAGATGCAGCCAGGCACTTCATAACCTGGAGATAGTCATCTGTCGGCCACCCATTAATCTTGCCCTTGAAGGGCAGCGGCTTATCTAAAACTCGGATTAGGTTCCAGTCATCATTGCCTGCGCAATTCCGCATAGACGTGGACTTTCCCGCTCCGCTTTTCCCGATAATCAGTACCGGAGTTGCCATTAAAACACCCCCCTATAAAGTTCTCTTACCGTACTTGACAAGGCCCTGATTTTCACTGATGCAACACCATCGCTTCCTTTTATTGCATCAACTATCTCAATGGACTTTCCATATGCTTCCTGAAAATCACTCGCCTCGATTACGGCATAGCTGTTTGCTTCTTTGGCCGGCGAATCATCCTCATACGTAACTTCGTATACCAATCTGTAACTATTCATCACATTCTCCTTATTTCACTGACATGCTCTGCTTCTCTTCCAGATGCGCTCCGGATACGGCAGCACCGGCCTTAAGGACCTCTTTAATCGCTGTCTTGTCAGCTTCCTTTTTGATGCGCAGGAACTCCGGTTTCAGAGCTTCAAGGTCATCGACCACTACACTCTGCGTCTTCCGATAAGACACAGCAGCCTTGCTGCTCTTCCACTTCTGACCGTCCAGCATTGCCTGAAGATAGT